CTGAGTGGTCAAAAAGAGAGATAGGGGACGACGACTCAAACCCACAACCTTCTTTCATTGACCAGCATATAAACGATATTTTCTTTTATCGTAATCGTTTAGGCGTTATTGCAGGTGAAAACGTAATACTAACTCGTAGTGCGGACTTTTTCAATTTTTGGATGACATCTGCCTTAGAAGTACAGGACACAGACCCCATTGATCTAGCGGTAAGCGACAATAAAATAGCTACACTTTTACACGCCGTTCCTTATGATGAAACTCTTGTCTTATTTAGTGATGACGCACAGTTTATTCTCAGGTGTGACGGTGTTTTAAACCCTAAGGACGCTAATATTCCACCTCCTGTTACACGCTTTGGTAACTCTGTAAAAGCGAAACCTGCTTGTGCTGGTCGTAATCTTTATTTCCCGGCAGAGCGTAGCGAGTATACGACAGTAAGAGAATTTTTCACAGCGGCAGATAATACAGACCGCAAGGATGCTCAGGACATTACCAGTCATATCCCAAACTATATACCTAATGGAGTCTACAAATTAATTCCGTCAACTGTTGAAAACCTTATTTTGTTTTTGACTGAAGGTGCAGAAAATAAGGTATATATTTATAAATATCTTTTTGTGGACTCAGTTC